GCTTCGATTCTGTTGATCGTCCTAATTCTTTTTCTTTGAATCAATTTCCGGCCGTTCATGCAACACGGCATCAAGCAACGACCGCCGCACTTCAATCTGCCCGTTGTATTTGATGAAGCCGAGCTTGCGAAACTTGTTCATGAAATGGCTGACGCGTGATCGCGTGGTGCCGATCATTTCCGCCAAGGTTTCCTGACTGATCTTGCCATCGATAGGCGTTGGTTTGTTATCGGTCCCGACGTTAGCCAAGATTAGCAGCAACCGGGCCAGCCGCCTTTCACTCTGATTGAATAACTGGTCGGTGAGGTCTTCTTCAATCCGCATGTTGCGCTTGACCAGATGCATGACGAACAGATTGGTAAGCGCCGGTTCCTTGAGCATCAGTTCTTTCATCTTGTCGATTTCGACACAGATGATTTTGGCTGGCATCATGGCCGTGGTGGTAGCAACACGTATAACGTGACCCCTGATGAAAGCGCCTTCGCCAAAAAACTGGCCCTGCTCAAGCATGCCAACAACCGCTTCCTTGCCTTGCTCCGACACCACCGTGATTTTGACCCTGCCGCTCAGAATGTAATAGACCGCGCTCGCATACTCACCCTGCTTGTAAATCGTCTCACCTTTTTTATAGGTGATGACGTTTTTTTCCGCCGATACTTTTTCGAGGAAGGCGGAAACATTGAAATCTTTCGGCATGGTGTCCCCGGATGAATGGTTGTCATGGGGATTATTGCACGCCTTGGCGGCTATGGCATGTTCAATATTGCTCACTTTTTTGGGGCAAATGAGGGCTTGCATTATTCGAAAAAATCCCCGATATATAGGGAGTGGTCATAAGTGATTCCAGTCTATAGCCTCAATGAGGCCGCAGCCGAGTTAAAGATTACCCCCCGGCTCACCGCAAAAATCGCCAAGCGCCACGGTCTGTGTTCAGTGTTCGGTCGTTCGATCAGATTTTCGGATGACGACCTGATCGAGCTATGGAAGGTGCAACGATGTCACTCAAGCTCTATCAACCCGACGGTAAGAACTACTATGTCCGTGGTACCATCGGAAATAGCGGCGAACTCAATTTCTCTACAAAAACTAACAACAAGAAAGCGGCAGAAGGCATCCGCATCAGGACGGAAGCTAAATGGCTGAACGAAAGCGTTCACGGCGAGGTCAAGAACTGCACGTTCATGGAAGCCGCCTTGGCTTATCTCAACAACGAAGGTGAGGCCATCTATCTGGGAGAATGGAATGCAGCCACCAACAAGGGCACGTTGCTGCTTGGCGAATTCGGTGAACGCACGCTGCGATCTATCACGCAATCCGAGTTGGATGCGGCCGGTCGTAAACTCTATCCGAATTGCCAGCCCGACACGGTCAACCGGCAGTGTCACGCGCCGTTCATTGCGGTTTATAATCTCGCAAAGAGCGATGGCTTTGCCGATCCGCGTGATTGGACTCGCCCGAAATGGAAGAACGGAAGATATAACGGACTCGTCAAGGCTGAAATGAAGCGGCGTGTCGGTAGCTTCGCAGTCGAGTTCGAACATGCCGCGCCGTTCGTGTTGGCGATGTCACCGGCACCGGCCATGGTACTGACCACGATTTTCTATAGTGGCATGCGACCCAGCGAAGTGTTCAAACTTGAAGCCCCGGCAGTCAACATCAAGGGGCGGTGGATCAATCTCGATTGGAACACCAAGACGGAAGAACCGCGCGGCGTTCCACTGGCGGAAGTCTTGGTGCCGATGTTCACGGCGCTGGTCAAGCGCGGCGGTATCCTGTTTCGGACTCCGCGTGGCCAGCCATACCCGGTGGCAGAAGACGACAAGGTTTCCGGCCAGATGAAATCCGCGATCAACGGCGCGCGGCAGCGGTCTAAGATCATGGATATCGCGCCGTACACCGGGCGGCATTCCTGTTCCACCGGATTGATCGTTGCTGGCGTGAATCCTTACGTCAAGGATCAGATCATGGGCCACGTCGTTGACGACATGAGTCACAACTACACCCACGTGCCACAGCGGGCACAGATCGAAGCCATCAACAAGCTGCCGGTCATCAAGGCATGGGCCAATGCGCCTTGGATGCTTGACCCTCTCGCCCATGCCAGCAAGCTGGCGGGCGAACAGGGTTCGCGGAATGACCTCGCCGCGAATAAGGTCCGCAATGCGAAGCGGGCCGCTGTAAAGGCCAAGGCGGCGGCAGCCACGGCGTTGCGTACAAAACGACTGGCGAGGAAGGCGGCGGCGTGATATAGATCGCGCCATATTGAAGTGCGGCTCACCGGAATGGCCCTGTCTCCAAAGGAGGCGGGGCTTTTTCGTATCCGGGGAAAATCCGGGGAGCGCAAATAACAAATTCAAGAAACCATTGCGGCGCAGGCACTTCTAACTTTAGTCCTTACCATTGGTAAGGGTTCGACTGGTATGACTGAAATCGCAGAAACCCTTGCTACAGAGGCACTTCCTGCAAAATGCTCCAGACGCCAAACTGCACGAAACCGCAGAACAGAACATGAAAAAACCTACCGATCCGGGGGAAATCCGGGGAATCCGTTCTCTGTCGGTTCTCTAGAATCACCCCCCATTAGCCCGGCTAGCTCAGTGGTAGAGCGCGTCATTGGTAATGACGAGGCCAGCGGTTCAATCCCGCTGCCGGGCACCATCCCTATGAAGACCACGGCGCGCGGGTCGCTGTCGGAAGCCGAAGTCATGCTGACCCTCGCCCGCCTTGGGGCCAGCGTCTTCACCCCGGCCATCGGTCACGATCACTCTTTCGATCTGATTGCGTACTGGGATGGCAAGCTGTCACGTATCCAGATCAAGACCATGCGAGACGGCGACAACGGGTCGATCATCATGGCCGGTTCGTCCACCGTCGACCGTAAGGGCGGCAAGCAATGGCCGGTCATCACCGCCAAGGATTGCGACGTAATCGTTGGCTGGTACCCGGCCGAGCTACGCGCCTATGTGGTGCGCCCGGTCGGCAAAACCCTCTATACCTTCCGCCGTACCGCCCCCAAAAACAACCAACTGATCGGCGTCTGGTTTGAGCAAGACTTCCGCCTGACCGATCTGAATCAATTGCAGCCCTGATAATGGAGTCCACCAATGCTCAAGATCATCGCGGCCATCATCCTGTTCGCCACGTCAGCCTATGCCGCCGAACCCCAGTTAGGGACGCCAGAGAGTCGACAAGCCGTCGAGAGGATCATCCAAGATCAAGGCTTCAACTGTGCACGGCTGGTGTCGTGGCGCGCGGAAGGTGAAGACGCCCATGGTAAGCGAACGATTGTGGCCTGTATGGGCGAAGGAACACGCGCCTATCGGTACACCGTCAGTCTGACACCGACCGCCGCAACGGTGGTTTATGATGGCGTCATTGTAAAAACGTTGCCCGAATGGCTGAAATAATTTTGTCATTGTGAGCTTTATTGCTCAGACTTGCGGGTTGGTGTCTGCGATACCGAGCGCGGGGCAGGCATCACTCAAAGGACGAAACCAGATGACGAACAACACAAACCAGACCATCAACATGGGCGACCTCTGCCAAGACGCAGTGACCGGCTTCCAAGGCGTTGTCACCAGTCAGCATCAGAGCGGCGACGGCATCACGCGTTACGGCGTGCAGCCGCAGACCCTCAAGGCCAACGGCAACCGGATGAAGGCCCAATTGATCGAAGGCAATCTTTTGACCGTGGTCACCCCCGGCCTGATCCCGATGCTTCGCAAAACCGGCACCGGCTAGACCATCCGGTTCCCATTGTTGTTTCCTTGACAAGCGCCGTCCCGGTTGGGGCGGCGTTTTTCGTTTGAAAGTGAGCAATATTGACCATGACGCCTAGGCGGTCTTTTGGTAATGTGGTTGCAAATAACGGGAGGTGAAACCAATGACCTGTTCAAATTGTCGGCCATGGTGCGCGCGGACGGAACATATGTTGGCGATCAGGCGTGACAACGTCACGCAAATGCCGACCGTGAAATTCCATGCCTGTCCGGTGTGCGAAAGCACCGATTGGGCGATGTCGGCGGAAATGATCGGGACTGATCGACCCGCAGCACCGCCATCGATGTGGCAACGGCTGATGACTCAATATTTGGGCACCGGTCAATGAAGTGAGCAATATTGACCACGGCATCACCTTAGCAACGTGTCAGGATGGCTTTGGGGCATTCACCATAAGGACGATGTCATGAACAAGACACTATCGGCCGCCGAACTGAAATCCTCATCCGTCGCCGTCACCATGACCAAAGCCGACAAGCTGATGTACTGGGCACAGTTGATCCGTGATTGCCCGACCCGGCTTCGGATGTATTCCGATATCGAATACATGCACCCCTCGGAACTCGACGCCATGAAACACAGTGGTACCGTGTTCGCGCTGGCCTATGAAGACCCGATCTTGCGCGATGCCGGTCTGGCCGGTGGTAGCATCGGCGATGGCAAGCGGTTCTTCGAATTAACCGGCGACGAACTGCATGCGTTCTCTTGCGATTGCCACGGCGAGATGTCCAACGAGGTTGTCGCTTCGCGCATCACCGCGATTGCCCATGGGAAGTTCGTGTCGCACCACGGACGTATCGGCTATAGCACCATCGAATTGGTGATGGTCGACGAAGTCAGGACGCGAAGTTTCGTGGAACAAATGAGTCAAGGCATCAGCCGGGTTCTTCGTCGCGCTGGATGACATGCCGAAAAAGCTGAAAATCGAAATCAACGATAACACCGACGAAGCGCAAATCTTTGTCGGTGTTCGTTTGTCTTATCCGATGTACCTGCCCGACAATCTGGTATCGGCGTGCAGCCGGTGCCACACATGGGTGCAGCACCGCCCCGATGTCGCCAAGCACCTGAAAATCATCTGTTGGGAATGCGCCAGCAAAGACCCGGCATTCGAGCAAGCCGCGTTTCGCGTGACCTCACAACACATCAATGAATTGGCCCGCTACTTGGTCAGGAAACGAATGAACTGATGAACACCGCAAGCCAGCCCATCATCGTCAAGGTATCCACCACCGGGGACGGGCTTGCTCTGGTCTGTGACAAGGAAAACAAAATCGTCATTGAACAGGCGATCAATCAGCGCACCAGTGACGCGATGAAGGGCGATGCACACGCATTCTTCACCGCGACACTGGGTCATGGCGCATGGGTCATCGGCAAACGCGTACCGGAGCAATTTTGGTGAACAGCAACATCCCGACCGCCGCTAGAACTGCGATGGAAAAAATTGATGAGTTGATCCGTATCGCCGGATCATGTCCCCTGCCGAACGACGACACCCGCGAAACATTCATGCGCCGCACACTGTGGCGGGCCACGCTGACCTATGATGAACTACTGGCGATCAAAATGACTCTTGCGGCATCGTCCATTAAGAACATCCCATGAGCGACATCGGCGAACTGAGCCAAGCCCTGTACGACACCATGGCGGTGACGTGTCCTGACTGTTATCAGAATTTCGGCTATTACAACGGCCCGCGTGGTGGTGCCGCCATCAACGTGTTCTGCCGCAATCCAGAGTGCCGGTCGGGCTTCAACATCATGCCGCTGATGAGGCTGGCGCAACGCATCGGCAAGTGCACGATTCCGTATCCCGGTGATCCCGACTATGACGGCGGCTACAAGCCGCCAGACAATCCCGACAATCGGTTCTATTGCCTGATGTGCGAAGACCTCACGCCACACGAACACTGGCACGACACCGCGCACGGCATTGCCGAAACCCATATGGTCGGCAGCGAACGCTTTGTCTGCAAACAGTGCGGTCGAACTACGCATCGCAATGACGAAGGCTGGAATCATTTCAAATGGGAATGTGATCTGTAAATGCCAAGCGAGGTTCGATATCGTCAGGCCGCATACGAGGTCGCAAAGGAGAAGCGTATCGTTCGACGCATCGCTCGCCTGAAACTGGCGCGAAATAATCCAGACTTCCTTGTGGGGCAGAACGGGCATGTGATCCGTCGCGTTCAACAAGTTGGAGTATGTAGCGGTTGCGGTGCTGAGTTTTGTTTGGTGGCGACATATCGCCAACATCGATATTGCACTGAATGCAAAAACAGGCGTGAGACACAGCGACTTGCTAGACGGGGGAAACTCGAAATGACCGACGAAGTCAAAGATTTCCAAGTGCTGCCGCCGTTAGACCCTACGGTGTGCCAAACCTGCAACTGGCATCATGAACCGAGCCAGCCGCACAATCTGCAAACCCTGCATTACAAGTATGTGTTCTACTATGCCAACGGTCACCGATGGCCAACGTGGAAAGACGCCATGGCCCATTGCGATGAGCCGACCCGCAAGGCATGGGAAGCGAAGTTGCGCGAACTGGGGCATTGGACCGAATGAAACAACCGTGGTGGCTCACTGTAGGTCAATGGATCATCATCACATTTCTAACGCTTGAAGCTGGCCACAACAGCCTGACCAATCACGGCTTCCAAATGGCCATCAATTGTTTCTGTCTTGGCTTCGTCGCGTTCAGCCTTGCGATGCGTCCCATCATCGCCAGCCAAACACAGCGCATGCATGCCGTGATGAAAGAAATGGAAATCGCCAGAGACCTTGCGAACCTCGCCGCTGCCGAACTGCAAAAGGCCATCAACCAAGGCCGTATCGAATTCATCCCCATGCAACCCGGTGACGACAATGACAAACCGACCCGGCACTGACTGGCGACTGGTGCAGATGTGCCTTGTACTGTTCTTCCTCGTAGCAAACGCCTATGCGTTGCGCGATGAACCGTTCGCGCCAATGTTGTGGATTGGAGTCGGTGCTGTCGGTGCGGGGATTTGGATGCACAGTGCCGCTGCCCGATTACATCAGTCGGTCACGGACCTGTTCGATGAAATTCAACGGCAGCGCGATCATGACCAAACGCGGCAGTAGCATCAAGACGTTCCGAACGAAGGTCAATAGGTGTCTGGCTTGCCGCTATCGGATTGACTCCGCTTCAACGACCATGGGAGGTCGCCAGCCGAAGCCCGGCGACGTGTCGGTGTGTTTGATGTGCGGTCACCTTATGGGATTCAATGCCGACATGACCGTGCGCGAATTGACCTCTGATGAAATGTATCAAATCGCTGGTGACAAGCGCATTTGGCAAATTCAGAAAGCCAGATCACACGTGTTGTTGAACCGAACAAAACCATGACCCGCTATACCCTAGACGACCTCGAAAACAATGTGATGACTTCGATCATCAAATGGCGAGTGCCGGTGCCGGTTAGCTGGCCCGGTAAAAAAGTGACATGGGCCTGCCGGGTTTGTATTGCCAACCATGGCTTGAACATCGATAGCCCGCACCAGTGGTCAACTATGGACGAAGCACACGTCCACATCGCGGTGTCGCACACATGACATGGCAAGCCGTTGATGTGGCACCGGACACGACATTGATTCAAGAGAATGATCGCGTGGTCGGATCGATTCAGCATATCGGCCGATGGCAGGTTGAAATACTTTGGAGCGGTGGTGGTGGCGATATCACCGGGGAATTTTATACGAAGTCGGAAGCATTGGCCTTCGTCAGCGGTGTTGAAAAAGGCTGGATAGCGATCACTTGGGGACGGCTGCATCCTTCAACTTCGCCGTCGCTTCCCTCAACAGTGCCATCGACTCCTTGAACGACGGCCTTGGCTCGTACTTGTCGTGCTTGCCGTTCTGCTTTTTCTTGATCGCGACATCGGCGTAATCGTTCAGATGATAGAACGCCGGGATGTCGATATCCTTGATCCGCTCAAAGCAGGCATCGTAATACTGCCAAGCCGTGTCGTCGCCGGTCGCGTCTTCGCGGATCACGATCAGCCGCTGACCGATCCGCATGGCTTTCAGCATCTGACGAAACCATGTGTGGTCATAGGTTGGCCACGAACAGAAAATCGTGTCGGCATCGCGGAAACGTCGCACGGCGGTCTTGCCCTGTAAGCCGCCGATCTGTTCTGAATCATACCGGCCAGTCTCAAACCGGTAATGGTTAGGTCCGCGCCATTCGATATCGGTACCGATGACCTTGATCCCGCGATGCTTCATCAGCCGCGTCATGAATCCGGTCCCCGCGCCGACCTCGACGACAAACTTGGATGTGGCGAGTTCGTCGAGTAGTTCGGCACACGGAATCGAGAAACCGAATTCCTGAATCCAGAGGTCGCGCAACTGATGCATGGCAATGGTACGCGCAAAATCTGGCAGCGGCTTATTCCAGTTTCTGCGATACATTTCGAAGTCCGGTCCCCAGTCGTGCAGGATGCGCGCGTAGGGCCACACCGGTTCATGGCCATCAAGCCACGCAAACATCGTGGTCATGACCAGCGCCTTGGCGCTTTCGAATTCCTTGAGTTCGCGCTCTAGCTGGTGGCGCTTGTCCCATATCTCTTTAGAAACCGGCTGATTACGTCGGCTGGGGTCTGGCGGCAGATCAGTTGGTGGCATCTGGTTTAATTCTCATCAATGCGCCAGCGATCATACCACCTAACAAGGCGCGGTGATCTTCGTTCATGGCATTGGCTGGCAAATAATCGAGTATGCGCCACGCTTCATCAGTGGCCCAATGCGTACCGGGGGGATACCGTGACGGATAGTTATGATCCGCCAGCCGACTCAGTAACAACTCACGTTCGTCAGACGTGAAGTCTGACGAACGCTTAATCTTCTGTCTAAGGTCAGGCAGATCAGTTGGCATGGCCGTACACGTCGATTTCTTCACGCGTGGTGAACTTGACCAGCCGCACCACCGTGCGACCAGCGGCAGCCGCATCTTTGGCCATCGGGATCAGACTGGCAAGTCGTGCCGGGTCTGCCGCGATCAATGGGAAATGGGTGTTGCCAAGCTGCACGGACATGACGCCATCGCCGCCTTCGTCGACCGAAACCTCATCGATACGCGGCAGATGGTTGCTCATCCTGCGATGCTTTCGATCAAGGATACGAACTGACGTTGCACGGCCTGATCCTTGACCTTGGCGTAAGCCCGCAACAATCGCAGGCTGAAACTCGAATCCAAGAACAGCAGACTTTCGACCTCACGCTGCTTGCCGTCGCCGTCGTAGAAAAACGTAATCGGCACGTTCAGCGCCGTGGCGATCTGCGTCAACCGCGATGCACCGACCCGGTTGACGCCCTTTTCGTACTTCTGCACTTGCTGGAAAGAGACGCCGAGCTTTTCGCCGAGTTCGGCTTGCGAGATTTTCATTTCGGTTCGGCGCAGTCTGATCCGCTTGCCGAGTTCAATATCAGGTTTCCCGGCACTGCGTTGCTTCATCTTTTTGACTATCTTCACCATGGTCGGTTTACCCCTTGCCGTTGTTGCGATGCCGTTCCAATCGTTTTCGCTGTGCCTTGATTTCAGCAATGCCTTGTTCGATTGCTTTTTCACGGTCGATTTTTTTCTTGGTGTCCTTGACGAACACTTCGCGATAACCAAGTCCGCTAATCGTCGCGCCAATGGTCGAATGCCGTGGCATTCGGGTGACGTGATCGAAGATGTTGCCGTAAGTCGAACTCGAAACGCCTGTCAGATAGGAAAGGCGTTGCATGTCCTTGCTGCTTCGAGGATCAAACCCCTCATCCTGAATGACGGTTTTCATCTTGTCGCAGATCGGGTCTTGCTTGACGATTGGATAAAACCGATATCCATTTTTTCGGGATGACCTAACCATGTTGCTTGCCCTTGTGGTGTTCGATTCCTTCCTTGAGGATTTTGTAAAGGCCGAGTCCGACGCGTTCGACATAGCCCTTTTTTAGAAAGCCGTTCATGGCAACCGACACCACGTTTTTGTTCATGCCCTGATCGGTAACGTTCTTGTTCAACTCTGCATTGGTCACGGCGCGATTTTTGTGTGCGGCCAGATAAGCCAGCGTCATCGCTGACCCGGTTAGTTTTTTCTTCTGGCCTTTCGGACCTGCCAACAGCAATGGCGCGGTATGGGCCGAGCCATTGGTCAAACTTGGTTTCGGTTGTTTCGGTTCCGGTATCTTGATCGTCATGCGTGACGCGCCGGTCATCAGGAAAGCGGCCCATGCTTCCGGCTGGATTTCATATTCGACTAGGATAGGCGGTGGTTTTGCCATGTGTCCCCTTCTTTTTACGGTTGAGTGTCGAAGCATACAACTTTCAGGGGTGGCGTCAAGGTGAGCAATTTTGCTCACATTGGGGATAACTCAGGCCGAAGAAAACCCTTGCATACTAGGGCACCATGCCCTATATAGGTTGGGTAGGAGGTTGGTTCCGAAGACGGCTTGGAAGTTCCACTGCCACTAGGCACCGGCAACGGGGTTGGCTTTGGAGGTTTGGCAATCAAGCCGTTCACGAAACAACTACGAGGATCACGCCATGACGAACAGTTTAGAAGCCCTCGCCGAAGCCCGGAAGGCGAAAGCCGAACGTGCCAACAAGCGGCGTATCGCGCTGGAAAAGCAGATCGCACGCGCCGTGGTTAAGGATGCACTGGCGGCAGGGTACGCGCTGGGCATCGATAACGGCGGCGATGAAGCCGAACTGGAAAACTGTTCCGAGTTCAAAAAGGTGGTCGACGAAATGTTCGCGACCGATGATGAATACTTGTTGTTCTACAAGGACGGCAAGCGGGTCGGCTGGGTGCGGTTCGTTTACGGCAACGAAGGTTGGGATGTCATGGCCGATTGGACGGTCAACATCGAAGCCGTGTTGAAGGGTGCCAGCGAAATCGCCGACAAGGCAGAATTGAGGAACGCGTAATGCAGGAAGTCATCGCACTAGAAAACGAAATCCGCGCGCTGTTGCCAGCCGCGCGGAAAACACGCGCCACCGATCTGGTCGCGGATGCCGAAGCGATCATCGCTGGCAAGCCGACCACGCAACAAGGCACGCGACTGTCGCGCTTGCAACAGATCGCGGCCGAACTGAGGGCCGTTACCAAATGACTAAGTATGAAATCGGCGACATCTTTTCGATGTCGCCACCACCGGAGGCATCGCTTATGAATCTCGCCGCGCCCGACAATCCCGCCGACCGCACGATTGTTCTGTCAATTTCAGGCAACCGTCTGGTCAGCGTCTTGAACGCCCTCGATGCAGCCATGTATCAGACCGGCCGCTATCGTTTCGAAGGCGATGCCATTGTTGCTGATGCACCGTGGTATGGCGAGCTTCGCAAGACGACCGAAGCCATCCGCGATGAACTGTCGCGGCAGCGTTGTGCAAACAAGGAGATTGTGAATGGCTGATCTGACTTACACGAACCACGGTACCATCGGCATTCTGGCCGGAGTGTCTGAGGCTGGCAAGGAATGGCTTGAACAGAACGTTCAGGCGGAAGGCTGGGCACACTGGGGCGGTGGCATCGCGGTTGAGCCGCGCTACGTCGGCGCGATCTTGGATGGTGCTGCCAACGACGGATTGGAGGTCGAATGAGTCACGCTGATATCACCAAGGCCAAGATCGAATTTCCCGGTTATGGTATATATCGCCAGATCATGATCGACGGCGTTGTGTGGGGCGAGGCCCGCGCAATGCCGGAAGGCCGCCACGGCAGCAAGTTCAGCTTCAAGAACGCGGCTGGCGTGTCGGTGCGGCACACGCCACCGCCGAAGGGTCCGGTTCATCGCCGCACCTATTGGGCCGCCTATGCCAAGAACAAGGCCGGGATTGACAAAGCCTTGCGCGATGCCGTGATCGCGATGGTGACAGCCGGTGATCTGTTGCACCCGGATATCGTGCGCAAGGCGGCGGTACAGGACAAGGACAAGCGGCAGCGGGAGATTGACGAAGCCGACGCGGCCAAGCGCAAGCTATGGGAAGACAAGGCGCGCGAAGCAATCGACCCGTTTGCCGCGTACCTTGGGGAGTCAAATACGAGCGACCTTATCGCGAAGGTCATCGAAGCCATGCAATGGGCACAGGCGCAATGATCCCGATACCGGAACGGATGCAGCATCTGAAAACGTGGCGCGGCGTTGCCGTGCCATTCATGGTGGTGTGGAAAGGCGACAAGCCGCTGTTTTCGATCAACGATGAAGACAAGCAAGAGAGCGCGCCACGACTCAATCTATGTTCGGTATGCGGAACATCCCTATTCCGTGGCCGCTGGTTTGTTGGCGGGCCGCTATCGGCATTTCATCCGGCCGGATCGTTTCATGACTTTGCGATGCATGCCGAGTGCATGCGCTATTCGCTTCAAGTCTGTCCCTATCTCGCCCTGCCGAAATACAGCGCGCAAGGCGTCGGGCCTGCATTGATCGAACAACACGGCCCGGCTATCGGCCGCAAGGCGCTGCCACAAGAAATTCTCAACACGCCGGAAACGATACGGTTGGTCAACACGCCGGAAGTATTTGTCGCGGTGATGACCACCAAGATTGTCGAGGTCAGCGCCAGCAACGGCGCATTCAAACCGGGCCGTCCCTATAGCCGCGTCGAATACTGGCGACACGGCGCGCAGCTACCTACGAACGTCGGCGAACAATTGGTGGCGGCAGCGCTCAGGGAATTCAAGCCATGACCGTCTTCACCTTTACCAAGATCGTCAGCACCATCTATGAAGACGGCGGCCAATCCATGATCGTCGAACTGACCGATGATGAGAACGCCGAAGAAGGCATTTTCATCCGCGTGCAAAGCTGGTCGACGACCGGCAACCATGTCGAACTTGAAGCGCTGGTCAACACCGGCATGGTCGTGACAATCAACCCGGTGCGATTCAAGGAGCGGGAATGATTAGAATAGGCACGATTGTTCGTTTGAGACGTACCCGGCGAGGGCGGATGCTAATCACAGGAAACAAGACGGCAAAGATCAAGGCGTGGATCAGCGACATTCCCGGTGGTGTACGGTTAGATCGCCCTCTCAATGGTTTCACTTATTGGAATCGTGCCGATCTGGAACGTGCCCCGAAACCTACTCGCACGACCTAGCCCCAGTCGCCGGATCATAGACACACGCGGCCCCTTCACCGGGGCCGTTGTCGTTTGCGGCGGTCAGGATGCCTTCGCGCTTGCCACCGACGCGATAGGTAGTGCAGCCCTTGGCACCGCGATCATAGGCTTGCACATAGGCCGCCTTGAATTCGGACCACGGTGTATCGGACGGTACATTACATGTCTTGCTGACCGCGCTATCGACCCGCAAGGCCGCCGCGATCAGCACATCAAGATGTTCCTGCACCGTGACCATGTCGCAGGTTTTACCCTCGACGCCGAACTGGGCCAGCCCGTAATCTTCATTGACGACCTCACGCACGCCATCGCTCATGTTGACGATGCGATTGGAGCGCAACGCGAACACCGGTTCGATGCCGCTGGATACATTGTCAGCGGCCATGCTGATCGTGCCGGTTGGCGCAATCGAGGTCAGATGCGAGTTGCGGATGCCGTATTCCCTGATGTCGTTTTGCAGTTCACGCGGCAAGGTCTTGATGAAGTTGCCGCACGCGTAGCGGTCAGCATCGAACAGCGGGAACGAACCGCGTTCGCGCGCCAGCATCATCGATGCCCGATAGGTTTCATCGCGCAACACGTCAAGAATATGCGACTCCATGATGACGAAATCCCGCGTGCCATAGCGCGGGCCAATCGCTTCGATGGCATTGGCAAGCCCGGTGACGCCAAGCCCCATGCGGCGCTTGCTCTTGGCTTCGGCTTCCTGTTCGTCCAGTGGATACAGCGACACATCGGTGACCCGGTCCATTGCCGCAACGGCTATGTGGATGTCCCTTCGGAACTGATCCCATTCGAACGACCGGCCGGTGATGTATTTCGGCAGATTGAACGAACCGAGCAGGCACGCGCCATAGGGCGGCAACGGCTGTTCGCCACATGGGTTGGTCGCCGCAATCGTTTCGCAGTACCACAGATTATTCATCGCATTAATCCTGTCGATGAACAGCACGCCGGGTTCGGCCCAATCCCATGTTGAGCGCATAATCATTTCCCAAAGCTGGGCCGCGTCGACCTCGCCGTGTACCTCGCCGTCGAATGTCAGTTCGAACGGCCGATTCCTGGCCAGCGACTCCATGAACTTGTCGGTAATCCCGATGGACATGTTGAAGCCGGTCAGATAGCCCGGCGTCTGCTTGGCGTGAATGAATTCTTCAATGTCGGGATGATCGACCCGTAACACGCTCATCTGTGCGCCGCGCCTGTGCCCGGCCGATGAGGTCGCACGGCCGACCGCGTCGAAGATTTCCATGAACGAAATCGGGCCAGAGCTTTTCGATTGCAGCTTCTTGATCATCGCGCCGCGCGGTCGCAGTGTCGAGAAATCGTAACCGATACCGCCGCCCATCCGCATCGTCATCGCCGCCTGTGCGGCGCAATCCATGATCGAATCCTTGCCGGTAACGAACGAGTCCTGAATCGCGGCCGATACAAAGCAGTTGTACGCGGTGGTTCGTCGCGTGGCCCCGACCGCCGCCTGCACCCTACCGGCTGGCAGGAACCGCATATCCAGCAGCAGATCGCGGAACGGTTTGAAATCTTCCTCCTTGTCGGTCAGCGCGGCGGCAATCCTGTTCATCGCTTCCTTGAATGACTCCCCATGGGTTCGATATTTTTCGGCGTGCAGTTGTTCAGCGAAAGCGGTTTGCGGACCATTCATATATTTGACCTGTCTAGAACGAAAAAATCGCCGCCCGTAGGCGGCGCAACAATTGTGAGTTCGTGTCAATGAGTCTTGTTATTGCTTTAGGCGGCAAAGGTCATGAGCCTGCCGCCCGACCGGAAACTAGATTCCGAATTTGACTCCGGTTGCTTGCTGGGCTTCGGCTTCCTCAATCAGTAGTGCAAGGTGATGATGTGCTTTCTTGAGGTCTTTGATGCCGCCTTTGACGCGCCATCTGGAAACGTAGCTGACGACGTTGCCTTCAACGAAGCCAAGCTTGTTGGCGAAAATATAGGTGATCGGCTGGATAGCCATGTCGGTGTAATGCGAACCGCCGATCTGTTGTTGTCGTACCGGCTTGGTGGTGTCGGTAATGCCGGGAGTTATGCCATGCGTACACGGTGACAGTTGATTATTGGCCAGTCGTGGAATCTGATCGCACGCCAGTTGGAAATCCTTCATCCTCAATCCTTCTCAAAGCGAAACGCCTTGCGCGCGCCAGCGGTCGCGCGTTCATGTCTGGTGGATTTGATTTCGAGCTTGCCCTTGGCGTTGATGCGATAGGTATGCTCATGAACCAACCCGCAATCGCAGCATTGTTCGCGATAGCCACGCTTCGGCACTTCAAGCCACTCGCCGTTGGTGACGTGATAGTATCGGCTGGCCATCAGCCGTTCAGGTAATCTTCGAAGCTATCGAATACCTTGCCCCCGTTCGCATCGTAACGGAAACCGAGCGTCTTGCGTGCCCCGCCGCCGTTGACGAAGTTGTCAGCATCGGCGTTGTATTCTTTGATCAGCCGTTCGCGGCGTTCGTTTGGTGTCTCTTTCATCACGCGGCCTTTTGTTTCTTGATGTTATCGTTCGCGGGCAATACGACATTGTCCATAATCACCGTGCGCTTGCGCCCGACCTCGCCTGCGTTCTTGTGATAGGTGATCGATGAGAGCGATTGGCCTGACAGGAAGCCACGGCCGAAATTCCACGTGTCCTGCGGCGTGATCGTCTGATGCACTTCCGAGATACAGCCGCCATCTTCAAAGCCGAGCTTGTCGGCGTGATGCAGATGGAAGCCGTGACAGAAGCGAAACTTTGTCGCGCCCCAGTCTGCCGCGCGGCGAACCGCCATCACTTGCGGTAGTTTCGCCAGCTTGGTTTCATGGCCATGAGTTGAACCGATCATGACTTCGCCGAAGCGGTGCCAGAAAAACAGCGATGCATCGACATCGATGGTGACGCGGGGTTCGTTGCGGTAGTACGCTTTCAGGAACCACGCCAGCGCGACTGATGAATGCTCATCGTGGTTGCCCTTGAGCGCGCGGGCCAACACCTTGTCATGGTGCGCCAGATGCCGATCAATGATCCGCACCGCCAGCCTTGTGCCGACTTCAATGACCTTGTCATAGCGGCCGTCGACATCCAACGGGTTGCGGGATTTCGAGGTCTCATTGTTCTTGTTGTCGGCATGAAAATAATCACCGCCGAACAGCACAATCCCCAGACCGGATTTTTCGGAACTCAACACCGTCTGGTCGACGGCTTCACCGATCACGGCTTCGGCGATCTTCAAATCCCAGTTGGTGCCGCTATCGCCTTCCCATGCGTACATGCCGACGTGCAGATCACCAATCGGGGTGAGCGTGCACAGATCGGCGCGGGCATGGGCGGGCCGCGCTATCGGCCTGCCGAAGCCTTTGAAACCATCGAACGCCGTCCGCATTGCCGCCGCAATATCTTCAAGCGACGGTTCGTCGGTGTTGCGAACCCATTGCAGAACGGTGGAACCATCGGGCTTGTATAGCGTCGTGGTTCCCTTGACCACGAAGCCGGGCGGTGCGGGCTTCGGTACCGAGCCATCAAGGCCACGTTGGGCAGCGCGTACCAGCCGCTGGGTTAATTCGCGGGGGGTGATACCGCCTGCCTTGGCGGCGAGGGCCGCTGTGGGGTGCTCTGTGCGAAGCCTGACGGCTTCTAAAATCACTTCATCTGCTAGGGGTTTGGTTGGCAAAATGACCTCTTTCAGTATGCTGGATTTGTACCGAAAACCGGCACTTTTAGATAGGAGGTGACCGGTTAGATTTACTTGGTCGCCTTGCCTGCATCCTGCACGCGGCGAAGTTCGCGGACCTCTGTTTCCAGCCGGTCTTTTTCCGCTTCAAGCGTTGCGCGATCACGCGCAAACACCTTGTTGATCTGGTCTTGCATGTCGCGCAAATGAGCGACTCGAATTTCCTTGTTTTCCTCTGCCAATCTATCGCTCTGTTTGGTGGCTTCGGCGTACCGCCTGTCCTGAATTTGCAGCAACGCCTGTTCGTCACCCTTGAGGCGGATTTCATTCGATGCCCAACGGGTCTCATGTTCGGTGCGGGTTACGATGTTGTCCTTGAGCGAATGAATATCGCTCATTATCGGTGACAATGCCTGATTGGCAATGAAGCCCATCAACAGAATGATGACACTGAGACCACCCCAGATCACCGCCCATGGCGTCTTTGATCGTTCATTGATCTGAGAACTCAGGACATCGATGGCGCGGCGCATTTCGCTGCCGAGTTCGCCGACTGACCGGTCAATCTTGCTATAGAGCGATGAGAGACTGGATTTGATTTCACCGACATCGTTCTTGAGAACTTCAACTTCGACGGCGACGGTGTCCGGTGTTTTGGCTGTCATTTCCAGTTAACCCGCAATGTCTCATACCATGACAACACGCGCTTGCCGCATGTCTGCATCACGACCACGCGCACGCGGTCATTCTTCCAAAGCGATTCCACTTCGGCGATGTTGAGCGCACGCGCAGGCACGGCACCGACACCCTTGTTGAAGCATTGCTGAATGTCGGCGGGCACGGTCGGCAGTTTGCCTGCCACCGTGCGATCACCATCAACGCACCCGCCCAATACGGCCAGCAGCATCAGCAGGCAAACAAGCCCCGTTGTTTTTCGGTGTGTCACGTGCATCCTTTTCCAGTTTTGTGATTTTGTCGGCATCGGTCTTGGCCTGTGCCGCATCCTTGATGGCGAGGTTTTCAAGATCGTCGGCGCGGCCTTGAAGAATGATTTTTTCGATTGCCGCGTCTCTGGTCATCTGCAACTGAATGCCGTGCATCACCGCGCCTTGATACATGAACCCGACAACTGCCAAGCCGATGGCAAGGAATGCGATCTTCAAGTTCTTCAAGAACCAAGCGGTAGCACCGAGTCCGATCACTACAGCGGTAGCGATCAACACCAGTCCCCAATGTGCGATCAGATAATAACCCAGTGAAGCGATGAACATTACCAGCCTCTGCCTTTCTTGGTGAACCACACCACCAGAAATACGATCAGCGCAAACGCCAGCACGATCAGGACCACTTGCGGCGTGACGCCGCTGAGCAATGATCCACCGACACCGAGCGTGGCAATGCCACCACCGGAAATCCAAGACCATAGCTTGACGTACCAAGCCGCATTGGCATCACCGATTTCGTTGGCGGCGACGTTCGGGTTGTCGGTATCGACGCCGTTGGAATCAGTCTCTGGCCTGTTTTCGTCGGTGTCGGCATCAGCCTGTGGCATGAACGCAGCCGGTTGCGCGCCGCGCGAACAGAATTCGAAATGCATCGGGTCGGTGCGGCCATGATAGTCGCCGCCCCACAACGCGCCCTGTGCCTTGAAGGCGTCGACCACGGCCTGTGGCATCTTGCCGTGACCGGTGTTGAAGCCGTTATGTTCGGCATCGAAGTCGATTGCCGCACCATAGGCGTGGTTCGACCAGCGCGTGGCACTGCCGCGAATTTTTCGGGGATTGTATGCGCCGGAATATCGGGAGATACCGGCCTTGTCGATGGCTGCTTGGTTGCAGTCGTAATGTTCCCAGATCGCATTGAGCGCGGCAGTGAGCGCCAACGCGGCTTTCTTGTGAAACATGATGTGAGCAATGGGCTTGCCATCATAATACATCTTGAACGGCGGCACGACTGGCACCAACTGTTTGCCCGGTGCACCGGTATTCGGATTCCCATAGAACGCGGCTAGTGATGCCGGATCATCGTGAGGCCATTGAGACATTTATTTTCCTGTTAAAATGTGACGGTACCGACGCCAGCGCCGAGCATGCCGAGCGCGCGGGCTGCACCACGTGAGAGGTCAAGACACCGGCCGGTCCATTTGGCCGGGCCACGGTCATTGATAACAACGTCGACCGAACGACCTTGATAAGTGACATGCAAGCGCGTGCCGAACGGCAGTGTGCGATGTGCGGCGGTGAAACCATCGGGTTTGAAGCGGTGACCTTGTGCGGTCATCTGGCCGGAGGAATAGAACGACGCTTTGCAGGTTGTGGCCTGTGCGGCGACGGGCAATAAAAACGCCGCCACAAGGGCGGCGAGGATCAGTTGTTTCGTAATCTGTTCCTATCTAAGCATCAGTGGTGGTGAACCGGTTGGCACATAGCCGTTGATATCGGCGACCACGTTGCGAAGACTGTCGGTCGACGCCGACGCCTTGCGTGACTCGTTGGCGTTCTCAATCAACAGCATCGGCAACCACGCATCCGAACAATTATATTCATTGACCGGGTCGCCGGTCTGCGGGTGCTTGCCTTGAAGCTGAATCCATTTCGGGCAATGGTGTTTGGTGACACCGTCGAAGCACGTCTTGGTGAAGCCGGTGTAAGGGCATTTGACTTTTTTGTCAGGCAGCATCTTTGCGTGCCTCAACTTCCCATGCATCAACGAGATATTGAAACGGCGCAAAGTCAGTGATGACTTCATTACCCTTTACGTCGTTGTCGATGTGCGAATTATTGTGGAATTCGATTTCGCCGGATGCGCCGTACCATTGAATGACGCTGATGTGTTCGTCGAGCAACGAACAATCGACGACGTTTTTGTAACCCTCCACAATAACGCTGTTGTCATTCGTAAATATCGTGACTCTCATTTGTTCCTCAGTTCTTGTAAGCGGTGATTACGTCCGTGTACCAAACGTCAATATCTATGGTGTGGTTATGTGAGGTACTTCCGCCCTGCCCTCCGGTATTGGCCGACACGACGGAGTCATATGGTTGCGAGCCGGTGCCGCCGACTTTTTGGCCACCAGCTTGCGGGTTATTAAAGACGTGGTCATGCAACGGCATCTGAGAGATAGTCAGCGTTGTATTGGATACCGGGCGGGTGGCAGCAAACGCCGTGGTGAATCCTTTGCTGCCGCCGAAGCCCGTTGCGCCGCTGGTGATGCGCAGTGCCGAGTTGTCCAGATCGATAATCTTAGTCCAGTACAAAGGCGCATTGGTTTGCTGGAATACGATGCGCGTACCAGCGGGGAACGTGTTATCCATCACGTTGCCTTTAGACGCTGGCAGTGCGATGAAAATATCTTTTGTCCCGGCCGCGAAATTGATCTTAGACCCGGTACTGGAATCAAGAATGGTACCGCGCTGCAAGCCAAAACCGCCTGACAACATGGTGCCGATGCCGACTTCCCATGCACCGCCCGGAAGCACGCAGGCATACCAAGTAGTATCACCGAGTGAGAGAACATCACCAAATCGTCGGTATCCGCTCACTGCGCCGTTGGTCGAGAAATCTAGTAGGCCAACCGTATTTGTTGTTTCGCGAACGCGGTCATACAGTCTGAATGTCATAGGCGTTCTTCAATCGAATATTGTTTGCTGTAAGTCGAAATGTATTGCTGTACGACCGGCGAAAGCGTCGTCATCAAACCCCAGACCGAATCGCGCGAAAGATTGGCGCTGGCCGGGTTGGTGATGAACAGGACATCGGTTTTCATGGCATTGACGCGGTCGACTGTTTCAATGAAACCGTCGCGATCTGACTGGGTCAGGAAATCGAACGTTACGTCATAGGTGCGATAAACCGAGTCGGAAAAAATCTGGGTCTGGCCACCGCGAGTTTTCGACCGCAGGCTTCTGTCGTTCCAAGTACGCTGCCAGCCTTTGACGTAATTATATGTGAACTGGGTTTTGAGACCGACAAAGGCCCGGCCGACTTCGACCAGACCGCTAACCCCATTGGTGACACTGATACGGATGTATCGCGCGCTAATCGGCCCGCCGATCAGCATCACCTGAGAAAGATAGTTCTGGTCGACGGTGAAGCTGCCGAAGGCGAGTTCACCGAGCGACCCGGTTGGATCGATTGCCGATGCCTTGAAGGTGATGGTGTCACCAGTGACCCCGAATGCCGCAATGGTGTCGATACTGATGAGCGAACCTAGATCGATGATGATGGAATCGCCACCGGCCGTTGAGCCGCGCCATTTTCGCGCGATATGGGCATTGACGATATTGGAAACAGGCAACAGAAGATTGGAGGATGTTGCAGTGATAACCGGCGCGGTATCGACAAGATTGGTGTAAGCAATGCAGGCATTAGCCATAAGCTACCAGTTCAATTGTGTTGGATGCGGCATTTTCGGTGAATTCGACAATCCGAAGATTCTTGCCGACCGTTAAATCCCAACGCGGATATTTCAGATTGATGACATCGCCAATATCGAGCGCGAACGGTTCGACACCGACTGTGAAACGATAGAGCGCGGCTGAACGGGCATAGAGTGCAAGCAACCTATCGGACTCGGTTTGCGCATCGGCGAGTGTCGCAAACCGGCTTGGTATCGGGTCCCGGTCATGGGCAAACGGATGATCGATCTTTACCGTCAGATTGATCGAACTCGAATAGCGGTCAGCTTCGGCCAAGAATCCCTTGCGTGCCGCACCCACGCTGGCCGCCACGTCGGTTTGCACGGTCCAGACGTGTTGATAGCCGCAACGAAAGCGGTATGGCGGCGGCGTCAACGCCGATGGCAACGCTTCGCGCTGAATACTCAGAACGTCGGTGCGATCAATGAAAACATTAGGCGTCACACCAATAGGCGTGAGAAAGATACCGACCTCGAATTGGCCGGTGCGGCGGAAGCCGCCCCAGCCGCCGACACCACCCATGATATTGGCAATTGCATCGGCAATGGTGTTGGTGTCGTCGGGGGCGATGTAATAGCCAACCGTTGCCGGTTGCACGTTATTGACGATGTCAAACGACGGCAGATAGAGACCTAACGGGTCTGCGATCTTCGACGTGAGCAGAATGCGGCGAACGATATCGGCCGAAGTCCGCGCATACACGCCGTTGGTATTGTCGCCGTGAACATCGGCACAGACGGTACCTGTTGGCACCGTGTTCAGTCTGAACAACCCTTCGGAAACGCACGTGGCATATTGCCCGGCCGGGATTGATGCGGCCAGCAACGAGGCACTGTTGGCATAGTTGGTATAGAACACCAGCGCAACGCCGCGATCATAGACTGCATCAATCGAAAACACCGGTCCATCATTGACTTGATAGAGCAGCGACGACGGGATAACCAGTGGCGGGCTGATATTGTAGACCGTACCGAGCGTGCGCGGCTTGCGCTTGCCGGTGAGGTCTGCCGTACCTTCGAGTCCAGCGGTCCCGGCAAACAGGTTTGGTTGCACGGTAACGTCCAGCAGATAACCGTTATCGACCAGCTTGACGATGACGTTGTCTTCCTGAATCACCCAGTCCGAAGCCGTGCCGTTGAAGATGGTATAGAAATTGTCGTAGGCATCGCCTTCGCGGCCAACCTTGACAACAATGGCGCGGCCGTCGATGGCGAAGGTCTGTGGCAAAAAATCATACACGCCATCGGTGTTGGCAATCGATAATTCGCCGACGCCTGACGAAAAGTTGCCGATGATGTCCGAGCCGAGCAACGAACGGGTAAAACTCAGTGGCTGCACCAGCGTGCCGAAGAACGGCATTGACACCAGTGCATCCGTCGATTTGGTGACGAACTCACTGGTGGCAGAGAAGATGCGGAATTCGCGTGACACCGATATCGCGGCAAAACCGTAAAGTGAAACTCTTGCGGATTGAAACACGTCACTGAACGAATATTCCGAAAAAGTTTCACTTGAGAACATAATGACTCACTTCTATTGCGATAGAGTCCACGGCGATAATTCGGCCGCGAAGATCAAACGTCGCTTGTTTCCCGATGCAAGAATGCTCTTGTAATTCGATGTCGGCACACCGCCGATCACGGCTGTTCCGAGCAGCGATGACCGCAATTGTACAATGCTGGTCGTCAACGGGAATTCGATGCCGCGACCGAACCATTGATGCGCGGTGGTCATGCGGGGCCGGAAACGAACCGGTTCGCTGAATGGCATGAACCATTTGTCTGCCGATGGAAATTCGGCGAACGGTGCGAACTGAACGAATGACGCAAACTGTTGCGCCCCGGTATGCATAGGCTTGAGTCTGCGGGCCGGTTCGGAAAACTGCGGTGCCCATTTCGATAGTGCCGGGGTGAATACACCGGCAAACGAGAACTGAACGAACGCCGCGAACTGTTGGCGTGCCGCTGCATACGGCGGAAGCCGCCGTACCATGTCGGTGCTAAATGGTTGATGCCAACTGTCTTCATTGACGCTGCCGCCAACACCAGCCGGTGGAAGCTGACCAAGAGCCAGTCCGCCGACTGCACCAAAGCCGAGCATGTGTTACCCCATCCACTCAGCGGTGAAATACGAATTACGCGGGCCGGTGGAAGCCGATTGCACCCCGGTAGCGTTGTTGCCTTGCCGTTCGAGGCCGTACAGATTTCTGTTACCGGCCAAAGGCGGTACGGTACACATGCCAGTCGGCATATAACCAATCGCCTGTCCGGTTGAGTCCGTGTTGCAGGAAGCTTCCATACCGGAAAACGTCGATGTCGAATCGACACCAATGCCGCCTTCGTAACTGGCCGCGTTCGTTCCGCAGTTCAGATAGACATTGCGGCGAAGAATGGCCTTTATCGGTCCTTCGGCTAATCCAATGACGACCTGAATGGTAATGCCACCGCCGCCAGAGACGGCACTTTCAATCAGATTCCATCGTTGTGTGGTCACAGGTGAGTAGCCGACGACCGGGGCGAAACTGTACGCGGTCAATATCAATGGCACCTGATTTTGCGCGTTCCACACATCGCTGACGCGCGACGGACCACCGACGACATGCTGAGTGATCTGGCCAGCGGTTGACGTATTGATGTGGATGGTGCCGAGAAAAATGCCTTCATTCGCGGCGGTCGTTATCGTGGTCGACGCTCCAGTACGCATCGGATTATTCGGCGAGGTGCCTGATCCAATGATGGCATCGTTGACCTGAATGCCATCAATATATGTGAGACGACGGCCAGCGGTTGGCGCAACTTTCTTGTAGAACTGGATTTGGGCACTTCGCACATTGCTGGCACCGCTACTGTCGAAGCCGACCTTTATCATACGACACGGCAGATTTTCATTCAGGCTGATGGTGGTCGTGAACACACCGCCAACCCCAACCGTGTCGTCATACCGTGTGATATTCGATCTGTGCCAATCAGTGCCGTTGTTCGATACTTCGATTTGTAACGTGTAGGCAGCATTCGAACCGCCGCAGAAAAACCCGTCATTCGGTGCGGTGATGACGACCTTGCTGACGACGTTGGTAACACCGCTGCCCCAATCCTGCCCCAAGAAGGTACAAATCGCGTTGGCACCAGCGAACGTATTGGTAGTTTGAAGATTTGATGCGGACGAAGCGGCGGCCTTGTTTGGCGTGCCGTCGAAAGCCGTTCCGGGTGATCCCCATGTAACGCTGGTCGTGCCTGTGGTAATGTAACCAGCCGCGCCACCGGAAGCTAAACTTGTCGATGGCGTGATGAGGGCTTCGGTCCATAGCATGCCCGCGTCCCACTGGCGGGTGGCCATCTTTGCCACACCGGAATCCATCACCTCGAAAACATCGTGAAGGGTATCGACGGGCCAGTTCGCCGAACCGGCCAATGCCAGTGTCTGGCCAACCTGATCGGAACTGCTTGACGTGAATTGCCGCAGCGTCCACACCCCGGACGTATAGGTCGGCACCATCTTGTGTTTATACGGCGCGTAATAGAGATTCTGACTGCCGACGACATCAACGGTCGGGACCGGAGCGGCGGATAGCGAGGTCAACCGGCCGCCATAGTCGACCGCCTTCGGAATGTAGCGGATATCATCCGCCGTCGCGATGATGGCGACCTGTGGAGTCAGCGTGAAATTGATTTTCGAGGTGCCACCAGCGGAATTGAACAGCACAGTGGTTCTAGCGAGTACACCTGTGCCGGTGTTGTATGCTCCAATGCCGATTTCCCATTGCGACAAGTCGAGGCTTTCAGCACGATAGGAATAGACTGTCCCGTTGACGACGCCAGCCGCTGTGGGGGATTGAAAGCCGGTCACGGCAGTCGAAAAGGTCCAGTCGGTCGTGCTGCCAGTGGTCGGATTGAATCGACAAACGGTAAGAAATGAGGAAGCCATAAATTATTCAAATCCATATGATCGACGGGTGTCAGCGCGACGTTCGGCGCTTCGCAATTTTTCTTCGAACGGATTGCAGCCGCCGCCGACACAGCCGGGGCAGATCAATTGCCAGCACACGCTGCACATGCCGCCAGAGTCTTCCGGCCGCTGTGTCGGCTTCACGAAATGAATGCCGTTGCAGTGCGCGCACGTGAATGTTGCTATTTCCTCGCAACCGAATTCCGATGCGATAATCAGTACGCCAAGTTTCATTGTCTCCCCCAATGAAAAGCCCGCCACGCTGGTTTGCATGACGGGCTGGTTATCAAACGTCGCTTGACGTTTTTACTGTTCGACGAACTCGACTTGCGTCACCGCAGTGCCGGTGTAGCCCGGCGACTTGGCACGGAAGGCCAGACCGTTCAGGGTCGTGGCCGGGATGACCAGTTCCTGACCGGGATAGGCAACCCATCGATGTGTGGCACGTTGGTTCATGCCAGCGGCCCATGCACTCGAATTCGCGGTGACTGTCGGTTCAACCGTGTGGTTGATGGTCGCCGTTCCCAAGAACGCGGAGTCGGCCGCGTCGAGTGCCACAACGACGCCAGCGACACCGGTACCAATCGTGGTGGAACGCGAAACGTCCCATGTCATGGCGTTGTCGGCCGGGGTGCCATCGGTGCCGAATACGAATTCATGCACCTTGATACGGCGAAATGTGGTTGCCCCGATGTTGAGATTGAGCAACGTCTTGAAGGTGGTAGTCATCACCTGTGGTGTAGGCGTCGTCGCATTGACGTTGGATGCCGCAAAACCGGCCATAGAGAATTTCCTTTTGGTTGATTAATCGAATTGAGAAATGAACTGGCCGGAAGAAAACTGAACCGATTCACCGATAGGCGTCGTTTGCACGACGGTTAGCGGACCATACAAAAGCATGTTGCCCGCTGATGGCGCGTCACTCACACTGATGTGCGTGATCGTGCCCCAGTCCGACAATGCAGGGCCATAGGTGATGGCTGCATTGTTCGACGTAATACCGGTAACGGAGTCGGTAGCATTCATCTTTGATGTGATCGCGTTACGGGCATAGCCGGTGCCGGTCACTGATACTTCGGCGACAATCGAACCAGTCTCGGACGGATTTGCGGTATGAAGCCCCAGATAGACCGTCGTCGGCATCGTGAACGTTGTCAGACCGAGCGAGTGATCCAGCAATCGCTTTTGCAGATAGGAAGTCATTGATGCCATGGCTTATGCCTTGTCCGTACCCGGCACGCGCCGTTGGTTGGATGATTGTTTCGTAGTGGACTCCAATCGTTTGACGCTGGCGATCACTTCATCAAGCCGGTCTGACAACACCTGAGTCTGACCATTGAATCCCTGCGTAAGAATTCGCGCGACCTCGCCGTTGTTGTCGGCCTTGCCGGTGCGGTTGATGTAATCGAGCGCGGGACGTGTCGCCGCGTTGACGCTATTGGCGCGCGTGACATGTTCACCACCGGCCAGAGCGATGTTGCCGCCGCCCGCATATGTCGCCATCACGCTGTCACGGCCATACGTGCCGTTGCCGACATAACCGCCGTCTGCGTAGCCAGCGGTATGGCCAATGTCTGAGGCGTTAACCGGCGTAAGGTTGGTGTTGGCCGCCAGTGTCGACGTATTGAGCGAACTTGACTCAAGGCCAGTGATAGAGTCGACGACACTCTTGTAAATGTCAGCATACCCAACACCAGACGCATAATACGCCTGTGCCAGACCCAGCAATGTCGACGCCGTTTTGGTGATCGAATTCAGATCGTCTTCATTGCCGCCTTGAGCGCCCGCCAATTGCTTGTTGAACAGCGACTGTTCATACGCAAGTTGATCGCCGGGAGACAAGATCGACGATGATCCTGTTTTGATCGACTCCAGAAAATCTTCCAGCGATTTCTCAATCGCCTTGTTGGCTTTTTCGATGATGCTCTGTCGTTGCGCTGCGAGGTCGCGCTCTAACGCCAGTACCGCGCCGTTACCCTTTTTCAGTTCGTCGAGACGCTGCCAAGATGCTTGCTGATCGAATGCCTGCAACTGGCCTTTCAACGTCGACTGATCGATGCCGACTGTCAGTGCGTCCCGGTCGTAAGACCCGCTTCGTGTGGTGGCGTCGTCAATGCGTTGGTTGCGATCTGTGACCGCCTGTCTAGCTCTGGCGTCCGCTTCGTCTTGCTTGTGATTACTGCCGCCAAGGAATACGAGCGCCGTAGCGGCGACGATGGCACCGATCAAAGCCAACACCGGCCCGTTGATAGCGGCACCGGTTGCTACGCCAGCGGTTACAAGAGTCGTACCTGTTACACCACCTGCCGTGACCAGTGCAGCACCACCAAGCGATGTGCCAACGTCGACACCAACGCCAGCCTCTGCACCACCGCCAGCAAGAATAGCAGCCGCCGTGGTCGCACCGGTCACCAGCGTAGTCACACCGGCAGCAATACCGGCTTGCATGATCGCCGCCGCTGACGTAGCGCCAGTCGTTAGAGCCGCACCGCTGCCCGCACCGGAAGCCGCGCCCATCAGGGCATTGCCACCAAGGTCAATCAGCTTATTGATCGATGCATCCAAGACCTTTGTCGCCAGATTGGTAGCCGCCGCCGAAAGCGACTCCATCAACGACTTGCCTTGAGTCAGACCATGAATAAGATCAGTGGCAAACCCGGACACCGACGATTTGGCAAAGTCGAACGCTTCCTTGAACGTTTTGGCCTTGGTTGCCGCCGATGCATAAGCGTTGGCCGAGTTGATGATGCCGACGACGTTGATGTCTGCCAGACTACGGCCAGCCGCAAGTTGCCGGTTGATTTCATTCTGGGCTGTCGAGTAGGCAAGTGCGGCCTGTTCGCTCATGCCAACCGTGGCAATCTTGACCTTCTCTGCCGCAGTTTGCACGTCGATAGATTGTGTGCCGTCTGTCTGCGCGCGCGTGAGCGCAAGCTGTGCCGCGATTTGTCGCGGCGTTAGGTTGGCACCTTGTTGTTGCAGTTTGTTGAGTTGGTCATGCTTTGCGGCCAGTACGTCTTCAACAGTCGCAGCCCCGCCGAGTGCAGAATTATGCGCGGCGTGCAACGCCGTTGACCGCTCAAGACCGGCATTCTCGATAACACGCGCGGCGATGTCTTTTGTCATCGTGGCTTCACCGCCAGATGATGCTGCCACAGCCGCTAGGCGTGCCGCTGTGTATTTATCTTGTGCAGTCGCGGCGGCACCGAGTTGCGTAACCAGCTTGGCTGCATCGGCGGCCTGCACGCCCAGACTAGGTGTGATGTTGTCGGGTGCTGTCGGACCTTCCGGTGTGCGTTGGAGGTTGCCCGGATTGAAGTTGGTCGCAAACGTGGAATCGAAGTCACGCGAGTGAGTGAGAGAACCGGGTTTGATTGATGACGCCGCGTCATAGGCACTGGAACCAAGACGTGTGGCCATCCCGACCGGCCCCGGTACCATCTTTGCCAAACCGAGAAGAGTCGCTGGTGACGGCACCCAATCCAGAATCTTTTTCAGATCATCCGAAAGGAAAAACTCTTTGGCCCAGCGCGATACTTCAAGCCAGCGTTCGGCCCATTCCTTTTGGCTGGTCAGAATCTGAGTGGTGAAGATCGACCCGAAATTATGACTGGCCGCTTCGGTTGCGCCAGCGATTGCTTTTGATAGTTCATCCCATTTCTTGATCTGGTCGGTAGCAATGTTATCTTGTGCATTTGCGGCAACTGCACCTTCAACACCACCGGCCGAATTGATACCGGTGAGTACGCGACCGATCTGTGCACCCTGACCATTGCGGCCAAGGCCACGCGTAATCAGCTTCTGTTGTTCTGTGCTGGCATTGGCATAAGCACGCGCAAGAATGTTGATCTGTTCGGCCGAATCCTTGGTGACCGAAAGTTGATCGCGCAGCGTCTTGTTGCCCTTACTTAGAGCATCGAATAATGTTCCGCCGCCTTGCGTCAACTGCGATAGTTGAACCTGCATCCGGTTAAGACTGGTCGATAATGTCTCATTCGAGACGCCTGTTTGTGATGCGACTTCATTCAACGCTTGAAGCTGTGTGGTGGTTAGGTTCAGCGTTTCCGCCGTCTGGGTTAGCTGTCGCGCCCATTGACCTTGTTCCGTGGCAAGTTCACCGAGCTTCGAGAATGCTTCGTAAAGAATACCGACACCAATAGCAGCGGCTGCACCGGCAGCGCCAAAAGATGAAAGTACCTGACCGGTCACACCGGCTTTGCTTTCGAATTCGCTGAGCCGTTCCTTGATGCCATCAATGGCTTTGGTGAACGTCCCCGCCTTCTCTGCGGTCTCGCCGTATTTTTCTTTCAGCAGCTTCAACCGGGCTGCGTATTGATCCTGCGAAATGCCGCCCTGATTCAATTCATTGGTCGCAACCTTGACGGCTGACGTGTACTTGGCATGAGCCGCCGCACCATCGACTACGGAATTGGTTTGTTTGTCGTATGCAGCCTGTGCCGACAACGCCTTCCTTGAAGACGTATCGGTGACTTCGGCAACGTTGCTGATCGAATCGGCAAGCGCGTTCGCTTTGTTGGTCGTATCATCAAAGCCACTGTTGGTTGCAGTGATCGTTAGTTTGCGTACAACTTCTTCGTCAGCCAATTAATTATTCCGGTTCTGGTGGTGTCGTTTCTTTGGCTTGTTCGGCACAATACAAAACGTATTCTTCATCCATGGCGTTCAGGAACGTCGCGAACGGTTCGATTTCGAGTTGATGATCGTGCGCGTACTGACTCATCGCCGTGTAATAAATTGCGCCCATTCCTCCCATGGCACCGTAGTGGCGATCATCGCGCAGCATCTGCCATGCGTGTTGGATGTAGCCCGACCATTCCGGCCATTGGTATTCCGGCTGTTCGACCTCTGGAACGCCGGACTCACCATCGTCGGCTAATTCCAAAAGGAATTCGTCGACCGCCTTCCGCCTTAGCTCGTAACGGAAGGCTTCTCTGAGTTTTTTGTTGTGTCCGCGATGAACTCGACATCGGTTTCGGCGAGTGACGCCGCAGCCCAGACAACCTGCTTTGAAAAGTCGCGACCTTCGGACGATGTCAGCATATCCATCGCAAATTCTTCGCTGTACTGCTCGTCAAAACCTTTCCAGCCATACAGGATATGCTGGGCCAGCAACCTGCCAACATCGGCATCGCGCACCTCTGGCGGTGCACCCTTGCCCTTAAATTTTCGGGCATATTTCTGCACTAACTGTTCAAGCGCGAGTTTATAGGCGGGGAGTTCTAGCGACCGAACGCCAAGCGAAACGCCCGGCCAGTCAATGATGTCGACGTAAGAGCCTTCGCGTTCAGCCGCGATGTTGTTCTTGATCGATGAAAACTTGATCGTCATGTGGGGTATCCGGTGTGAAATGGGAACGGCTGGCCCCGATAGACCAGCCGTCTTTTCGTGCACGCCCAAACCAGTCACAGGCACAACCTGCATTGCTGACACCGGCCAGCTAGACAATGGGCATCCCGCGTATTCGGCGCGGGATTAGAGTTTAGACTTCGAAATACTCGACACGGTCGAGCAGCACGTGTGCTGATGTCACCGGGTCGATAGAGGCGGCGTAATCGAACGGGGCCATCACATCGGTGTTCTTGGCCGATGCAGACGGATTGCCGCCACCCTTGTAGGTAACGCGCGGCACCTGAACCAAGATTGCCTGAGAGTTCTTGGCAACCCGGCAATTGATCGGCCGTGTGGTACCTGCATAGAACGCTGCAAGTTCAGTGTCGTTGCCGAAATAGGTTTCCAGCTTACCGGTCACGTCGCACTCGCCTTCGCGAATGGCAACCGGGCTAAGTGAATCGACGGCATCAATTTCACGAAGATTGTTGCCGATCACAAAGGTAATCGACTTCGCCCAGTTCGGCGCAATCAACTGCGAACCGTTGACGCCCAACCGTCCGACACTGGCATTAGCCGCCATCACTGCGCCGGTTGTCACAGCGGTCAAGGTCGAGGCAACAGTTGCCTGCGACTCCGAACCACCCATGCCCATGAACGATGCCGAGCCGGAAATCTTGGCTTTGCTGGCGATGTTCAGAGTGAAGTTGTCGACGTTCATGCCGGTGTTACGGATATAGGTCGGGACCGCCTGCCCCATAAAGCCGCGCTCAATCGTCAAGGTCGACGGCGTCACGCCGTTTTTGATCTGATCGCCGAACCATACCTTGATGGTCTTGCCGGTACCGGTGTCAACGCCCCAGCCAACCGGCAGATTGTCGAGTGTCAACGCGGTGGCAGTGATCGCCGTAATACGCGCCCAATCGTTCAAGATGGCAGTCGCGAATTTTTCGCCAGCCGCTGTACCGCCGATCTTCACCCATTGCCCGACCGCAAGACCAAGCGTGGTAAAGTTCAGCGCCGTGGCACCAAGACCGGTCGCGGTCGCGGTGATGTCCGCCGCCGCACCCTGAAATCCGACCACCTTGACTTTGGCAGTGCCGGGCGGCACCGCTTCGGCCGTCATCGTCAGCGCGGTGCCTACAATGGTTGTGGCGGTCGAACTGGCGACCTTGAAGATTTGATTGTTGAGCGGATTGGTAAAGCCGCTGGCACGCACGACGTGCCCGGCGACAACGGCCGCACCACCGGAAACCACCGCATAGGTCGACGCCACGGTACCCGCATCGGTCACAACCGAGTCGGCCGTGCCGTCGTTGAAGAATGTCGGCGTGTTGACCCATGAGTTGAACATCGCCGAGCGCAGCAATTCAGAAAGCGGCGAGTTGTCATCTGGATACGACAATTCGAAATTGATGCCGCCGCCAGAACTTTGCATGTTCAGCATCGGGTCGTTCTGCATCCGGTCGACCCGCAATTCTTCGGACTCGACGTACTGCGGATTGAAGGCCAAGGACTCGCCAGTGATCCTCATCGCGCGAAGGCGCGGCGTGGTCGGAGTGGTGCCGGGAGTGACTTCGCGGATCACCGCGATTTGAAGACGATTGGAGGCTGTAATGGAAGTATTCCTTCAATAAAAAAGCCGCCCAGAATTGAGCGGCCCGACACCAAGAATGAATCGAAACGTTAAGCGTCGATCCGACGCCAATTGATGTAAACCGAGACACGATAGTAAGCGCCGTCTTCGAATCCGGTTTGACCGCGACCAATGAAGGCATCGCGGAATTCAAGGCTGTTACTCAACAACATCAAGCCGCGAAATCGATCTGCCAATGCTTTGGCATGTGTGCGTGCAAGCGACCCGCCTGTGTTGATCGGCACCATGACGTGAAGCCATAGAACACCTTCCTCATCCCAACGATTACTGGCTTGCGTCGATGCTCCGATGGATTGCTGACCGTAAGCAGTGCCGGTCATTTCGATGTCGATGAACTCGACACCGATTGGTTCGTAAGGTTCATTCTCCCAACGGATTGGAGTTGTCGTCCAACTGCCGTTTCCGCCAGTACCGTCAAGGAACGTGCGAATGGCGTCAAACACTGCGCCTGATGCCATTTAGTGAACTCTCTTTGTGCCAATGTAGACAACGATGGCAGGTTGATTGGTCAGCCAATCGAGCCGTGCACCGGCATTGCCTTGTGCATATTTGGTCGACGTTCGTCTTGTCGATTTGGCATAGTCGACAACCGCGCCAGAGGTCGGTGACCGATATTCGTATGAGATTGTCGCGACGTTGCCGAATTCCTTGCGAGCCGCCGCAGCGCCGAGTTCGTAAACACCATCGGGTGCCTGCGATGACTCACCAGCCTTGCGCCCGCCACCATTGAACCGCACGCCTTCGATCTTGCGCGCGTATGGCGTCAAGTTCAGAAAGACATATTCGTTGGCATCTAGCGGAATGTGATCGCTAATTTCGACCTCAACGCCATCGGCATAAAGCGTGTGAGACTTTTCATAGTCGCCGCTATCGCCATGCGGCGAATGCTTTTCGAGCCATTGTCCGATGAACAACAGCACATTGGTGATAAGCTGGAATTCATAAACGATGACACCGTTTGGCCTGACTTCGCTTTCGTCAGCACCTTCGTGGCCGTCAACAAACACTCTTGGTTCAAGATCGCGACCAAGGACGCGGGCATTATTTTCTTCGACATGCCGTTCGCTGTTGCGGGCGAACTCAGCGAGGAATGCACTTTGTGCTTTTGGAGATAAGGTCTGATCAATCATCAACCGAATGTCGCGGTCGATAGGGTCGACCTTGACGGTGATGGCCATGAACTACCTAACCTGCATTTCAATCCGCACCAGAGCGTCTTGAACATAGTAACCGATGCCAGCCTGTACCGTTCGCGATCTGCCATTGATGATGACAAGGTCGCCACGGTTGCGGCTTGGAATGCGGACATCGGGGCCAGCGCCCTGTGCCGTTGGCCACACCGCCGTGTTGATTTCAGTCGGTGACAGGATCACGAAGGAATCGTTTTGAACAATGCCGCCGATCAGTTCGTTCGGCGAGTAGCCACGAACCACGGCGCGGCACACCACATCAGTGAAGGTCTGACTGGTGGTGCCGGTGACCTTGCGTAGCGTGATGGTCTGACCGGCGCGTTTCAATGCCCGGTTAAGGGCTTCAATTTCGTTCATACCCAGACGTTCCGAAACGGGTCCAGCATGGCCGTGACATCTGGCGGCAACGCGCCATCGTCACCGCTTGCCCCGACCCAGTATTGGGTTTCAAGAACGCCGGGGATGCTTTCCTGTTTGACGCGGGCATCGCGGGCCGCTGAACTGCGAAACACTTCAACCGCCGTGATGCAGGCACGTTCGATGTTGTACGGCAGCGCACCTAGCAGCGCATAACCACCGGCATATTGCACGGCCAGTTTCTGGAAATCCCATTGCATGATCGCGTCGTTGGTGGCGTCAAGCCGGTACATCATGCCGGTTGATGCATCCAACTGATAATCGACATCCACCACCAGCGGAATGGCATCCTCTGTCATCGAAACAATCGAGGTGACCGGGTATCGCTCCAACCTGATCGCGTCAACGCGGTTGGTCGAGTCGTTGCGAAAGCGAAAATTAAACCGGTTGCGGAATGTTTCGATCACGGTTTCGGAAGCGAACACCCGATTGCAATAAGCCGCACAAGCGGCGCTGGCTTGCGTGATCCACAGCGCCAGATTGACATCCTCTGCGGTGGTCAACAGACCGAGTTCGGCCTTGACCGTCGCCAGCGTCGTCAGATCAAAGCTTGGCGCTGGCGTGACGACGGTCAGAACAACAGATTGCATCAAAGATTACCTTGGAGTGGCCGGGGTGTTGCCGGTGCGTGAAGCGGCGGTTGTGTTACCGGAACGATCCACAGCAGGAGTGTTCGTGCTGCGCGGCAATGAAAAATTGCGCAGCTTGGCTGATATCTTCGATATGATCGACATCCGCGCGAACAGATAGATGGCCGCGTTCAGTTCAACCAGAACCGCATGCAAACCAAACGTCACGGCCGCTTTACCGGCCAGTGCGGCCCGCATACCGACATTGGCAGTCGTTCTTGCGGCATATTGTGTCGCTGCTACCAGAGCCGTCTTACTACCGAGTCCTGCAACCGCCTTGGTCAAATACTTTACAGTAGACGAAAGCCCAACACCGACTCCGGTGCGGGCTTTTAGATGGGCATTGCTGATCGCAGTGATAGCTGACGATGCTACAAACGCATTACCAACATAAGAGTTGATCGTTCTCACAACTGGCGTTGCTGCACCGGACAATTCAAACGACGGAGATACAATACGAACAGTAACGTCTACAGCACCAGCCGCGCCGAAGTTGAAACTGAGGCACGGCGTTGCAAATGCGCTCTGATTGCTAACAAGCAATAGTGTGGCTTGATATTTTGTTAGCGTCGACGTAAGTATCGGATTGGAAATAACCGACTCGTTAGAACCACCTGTGGCTGTTCTACCTAGCACTCCCGGAGCGGCTATCGGTCCAGCGTTTGCGCTAGTGCCGCCAACAATAGCCAGAGAGGCTGACGTTGTATACGTCTGCCCCGCACAAGCTGGTATCTGGGTCAGCCCTTCCAAGAAATAATTTAGAAACGGGCTGGTCGCAGTCGAACCAAATATTCGAAGATCGATATAATCTTGATTTCCAATAGAGCCGTTACCAACGATCTGTTGAGATAATCCGCTTACCAGCGCATTGCCTCCGATGCCCCAGAAAGTCGGCAGCGTGCCGGGGGTGCCAGATACATTACCTTGCATAGAATTATTACGGATTAGGTTTTGCGATCCTGTTCTGCCAAACATCGCGGCGATAGACCGCGAGCTAACCGATGATAGAAGCGTCATCGCAGTCGTGGCCGGAACAGTGCCAAGCGAATTCAAGAACGCCGTTGCTTTCGGCGTTTGCTGGATCATCGCGCCACCGATGCGCGTCGTAAAATTGTAGACGTTACCGAGTGTAAAATTCCACTGGATCAAGATGCTTGCTGCGTTGGTTCCGACATTTGTAAAGGTGCGAGTCACTGAGTTACGCGACTGCGAAAATACACCGTTGTCAGTCATGGCAACATTTGACGTAGCCAGAAGCGAACCGTTTTTCCATTCGCAGAGCAAAAGGAACGGCGCACCGCCCGAAAGTTGAACGTAAGACCCAGCCGACTTCATTTCGTAAATCGTTGCCGTCCACGTTTGTCCGACCTGTGCCAGACATGGCGGTATGTTACCGTCCAACACCATGTTCAATGCAAAGCCGCTACCAGTGCATGTTCCGGTATGAGTCACTTCGTAGTACGGAATGCCATTCTCAACGAATGGCCCGGCAATAGACCGGCTGATCCCGTTAAGCGGGTAGGCCGCGTTATCAGTCCAGAAATTTGCCAACGTTCCCGGCGTGCCAGCGATCAGCCCGGCATTGTTACTGTTGCGCATTCCATTGGTCGCACCTGTCCGCGCTAGAGTCGTTACATTTGTCGACCCTTTTAGCCCAACACCAAATCCCGTTCGCCCTAGCACGTTGATAGCGCCATTGGCGAACAGGTTCGTAACGGTCATTGCAATCCAGACTTTACGCGGCGGTAATGGTCAGCGTCGAAGCAGCAAAGGTAGCGGTGACGCCAGACGGCAACGACTGTTGAACAATCTTGCGGATCATTCCCGAACCTGACGCTGTGGTGACGATTGGCGTTGCCGGGCCGGTTGTGGTGTCGAGGTTCACCGTATCGGTCGCGGGGGTGGCAACGAAGTTGACGGTGTAGGTGGTGAACGTGCCGGTTGACAAGGTCGGAAACGTGCCGCCGTATTCAGCGGTTAGCACAACCGGGTCATTGCTCGAATAGCCGTTGCCTTTGACAGTCAATAGACTCGATGCAGTCGGACACTCGAATGGCAACCATGCAAAGTTGCCAAGGAAATCCCAAGAGAGAAGGTTACCAACCGTCACGGCATCGTACAGACCGAACGCAATCAGTGTGCCCCAGTTTGCCGTCGAGGTGACGAACGCGAGCGCGGCACCATTGGTCAGCGTCGACGGGCCGGTGCCTGAACTCTGACCGAACGCACTAAAGCTGATGTTGTCTGTCGTGCCTTGGCTGGCAATCAGAGAGTTGGCCGTGAGCACAAGCGCGGTGCCGGAATAGGTCAGCACCGTGCCGACCAGTGCGCCCGGCGCTGGCGTCTTTGTGGTGTCGTAAACGCTCATGCCCGGCAAAACCCAACCGGGATTGGTCGTCATGGTGATGTTGGGCGATGCCGTCGTGAAAGCCGCCGTCGCTGCCACAGCACCAGCCACCTGAACGCGGGCATAAGAACCGCCAGAGACTTCGGTGAAGCCAGTACCCGCATCGGTACCGACCACTGTAAACAGGGCAAGCCATACGGCCGGGAGCGTTGGTTCTGGCGTCTGTCCGGTGATGTAGTTCAAGAGACCGTTCGCGGTGTAGTTGGTAAGGCCGGTCATTATTTCTTCACCACTGTCTGGGTCTGAGCAACCTGCTTGACCGGTGCAATCCAGCCTTCGGCCACCAGACCGTCGACCAGATCGGGTTCAATGGTGACCAGATCGCCGGTCACCAGAAATTCCGCGCGATGCAGAAACGATTTGAGAACTTTGAAATTCATGAATGTACCAGTTTGTTGGGGTGTGCCGAATGATCGTACCGCGCTTCGATTTCTTCGGCGGTCGGGGCATCGGTATCGGTGAACGTCACCACGGCCGGGCCGTTCTCGATAGCTTGCGCAATCTCGACATCGACCATGTCGTAGCCGTACAGAATCTGTGAACCATCGATGGTGTCCATCAATGTCGTGCGATCTGACATCGCAATCTTGATCCCGCGTGCGGCGGCGACACCAAGCCAAAACTCGACACACGCCCTGCCCTTTTCGGCTTGATGTGCGTTCGGATAGGTGAAGTCACAACCGAACATGCTGATCTTGGTGGCACCGATGTGAATCGCATAGGCGACCGCATAGGCACCGGTGCCGTTGAAATAGGCGTAACCCAGATCGTTGATGACATCCTGTAACGGAAAAGCGATCAGGCCGGGATAATCGGGATGACCGGCGCGGCTGGTGAAGATCGGCCCCGGATGCTTGCGCATCCATTTCAACATTTCAGCAATATTGGAATCCGGTTCGGCAGCGGCACGGATTTCCTGCACGCGGACATCGTCCATATGGAAAATCTTGTCGCATTGAATGATGTCGCCAAGCGAATTCATTCCCCAGACTTCATCACAGAACGCGTGACGACCGCCCATCCGCTTGGTCAGATCGACGTAAGACTCGAGCGACGGACCAAGGCCAAGGATCACAATATGTTTCGTGATGAGATTAGAGGGCTTAATCTCTTCATCGGGTGGCGGCGCAATGAGTGCGCCTTTGGCCTTGCCAGCCACCGCAATCAGGGTACGGCCGGAAAACAGGTCAGGTTCAATGTACGACTCCTTACCCGCTTGGCCGAACCACCCCTTGAGCGTAAATCCGGCATCGATCAGCAGTTCGTTGAATTCACACGGTGTGTAGTGGCGAAAATGGTATTTGTAGTTGGCATAGGGAAAGCCGACTTCATTCGGCACACTGGCCAGCAGATTCCTAGCCCTCCGATGTAATGCCTGTAACACCGGCAACGGGTGTTCGATATGCTCAATGGCTTCGAACATCACCGCATAGTCAAAGTCGCCGACCTCGTTGATGTCGTAATCGTTCACATCAAGAACGTAATGACTGATGTTCTTGTGCGCGTAGTGCTTGCGCGCGTAGGCAACGGCTTCGTCATTGCGATCAATCGCAACCACCGTATGACCGGCTTCCGCCAGAATGAACGCGCCATAGCCGACGCCGCAACAGACATCGATGACGCGGCTATGCGGCGGCATCAGCTTCGCCGCCCATTTGTATCGATAAAGATGGTCTGGCCGGATACCGTCCAGAGTTGGCGAAACCTGTCTTTCACCGTGATTCAATGTACCGCTCCACCGGTTTGGGAAACAAAATGGCTGGCACGAATGCCAGCCATGTTTTCAGCAAGTGCGGCTTGAACGACACCTTGCAAGATGCCGTCCACCACCGAATACTGAGATTAGGTCGCGACCGGCGCATTCTGCGGGCGGGCCAACAGCAGTTCAGCACTGACCAAAGTACCGGCCGTGATGGTCGAGGAAAGCTTCAAGCCGATGTATCGCTTCTGGCCGATATAGCCGACGCGCTTGACATAGAACTTGCCGACACCGGAGGTGCGTGCACCGGCCTGAACGCCAAGACCGGCCGAGCCGATCAGATCGCCAGCGGCAACCGGCGTCATGGTGCCGGTGACATCGCCTTCCAACACCGACGCCGTATAGACGGCATTGGTCGCGGTCGCACCGGCATAATGCACGAGGATTTCAACGCCGGAAAAACCGTTGGTGTCGATGGAACGCGAGGTCTGGCCCGTGCCTGTCGTGCCAATGGCAATCGGTGAAATCAGCCGCTTGACCGCAACGTTGTTGTGATAGTCCTTGATGATGGTCACTTAGATGTTTGCTCCGAGCAAATGGGAAAAAAATAACCCGGCAGAATGCCGGGTTATGAAATCGTGCCGCTTAGACGTGGCACTGCAACTTGGCGATAGCTTCACCAAGCACAACTGCACCACCGACACGCTTGCGTGCGCGGTACAAAATCTGGCCGGAGCCAGCAATCGTGAAGGGATCACGTAGGACCGAAATCAGAACCCGGTCGACGATGCGATAACCCTTGTTGAAGTCACCAACCGCAATCGGGTAGTTGCCTGCGCCTTCGAGGTCCATATCCGGCACTTCGACGTAGGGCACACCGAGAATGGTATTGGGCTTGTCGGCGGCAACGCCGATCTGCCAGATGTACGAACCGTACAAATCCTTCATCTTGCGAACTGAGCCGATGGTCTCACGACGCAGAATCCACGACGCGTTCTTGGCGTAGGCTGTCTTCAAGCCAGAGTAGAACATCGTAATCAGGCCGTTGGCCTGACCGCCAGCATCGGCAATCGTGGTGGCCGAACCTGAGAAGTTGGTCGTCGCCAACTGAGACGAAGTCATGATGCCTTCGGCTTGGTTGTTGGCACCGGTACCCTTGACGAATTCGATACCTTCCTTCACAGCGAACTGTTCGGAAAATTCCTGCATCATTTCGGATTCGATGTCGAACATGGAGTCTTCGATCATCTGTTCCGAAAGATGCACTTCGGCATACATTTCGGGAGCGAAGATTTCGACCATGCCGGTGGCGTAACCGAGCGTTTCGTTGCGCGCCTGCAATTCACCGACGCGGGTGGCGGCGAAGACGCCGGTACGCTTCGGCAGCTTGAGCGACTGAACGCCAATCGTGGTGACACGACCGAGCGCGCGGATCGGCGACATCAAGATAACCTGCTTGATAATCTCCGTCGCCATTTCGGCGGGCGAAAGGTAATAGCCGCCGAGCGTATCGTTGCCCGCGAACAGTACCTTGTATTCCTGCAACGCCTTGCGTTCCTCTGCGGTGATACCGTTGTCGGTCTTGCGCAGATAGTTGTCGAACGCGTTCTTGTATTCGGTCGCGCGCTGCTTGTTGGCGTCGGCATCGTTGGCATGAACCGGACGGCCCAACTTGGCTTCCAGCTTGGCCAGTGCTTCGGTCAACTGTGCGACTTCGTCGGTGGCTTTCTTCGCCGCCGCATCCGCCAGAGCGATCTTCTGATTGGCGGTTTCATGCTGGATCAGTGTGGCTTCGATCTTGCCGAGCTTGTCGGTGGTGATCGGGTCTTCGCCGCGCTTCTCAATCTGAGTCAGCCGCTCATCGTTGGTGGTCTTGAATGCTTCCCACGCCGTGTTGATTTCCTTGACGGCGTCCAATGCTTCTTTGCTCACTTAAACTTCCTTACTTCTTGGATGAAAAGATTTCTGTCGTGCGTTTCAAAAGCGCGATCAGTTCGTCGTGGTTTTCGTCTTCATCCCGAAGAGTCGAAGTCGCTTCTTTGTAGCCACTGCTGGCGATTGCTTTTGCCGCAGCGAGTGAATAACCGCCTACATCCCGTAGGAAGTCTTCAAATTCTCGAATGGTTTTGATGTCTGAACATTTGACGCCCAACACCGTGGCGTGCTTGTCGGCCGGGAATGTCACCAGCGACACTTCAACGAGGTCGACCGCCTTCAATGTGCGGCGGGCCTTGTCGGTCTTGCCATTCATGACGAAGTCGCGCGCGCGATAGCCAATCGAAAGGCCGTTCAGCGCCGGGCGCGGTTTCATCTTCAACAGCGCGTAGCAAGTCGCGCCGCGCTGGGTATCCAGCGCCAGCTTGCCTTCCATATTCAGACCGTTGGAATCCTCATCCATCCCGGTCCAGATGCCGATAGGCATCATGTCATCAACGTTTGCACCGCCATGCTGCAACAGCATCGCGGGCCAATTGGTTTCGCCGTCCTTGGCCTGCTTGATGGTGGCCTTGAAGGCACCGTTGACGACCGTATCGCCATAGGTGTCGACGTTGCCGAACGTAGAAC